TTTTTGTGTGTTTTATTTTTTTTGAGGTGTTATCCAGTCAATTTCACCAAACAAATCATTTTTAGCCAAATTTTAGCAAAATAGCATAAAAATGGCACTACAGATACCTCTAATACAGAAAACACGACTAATAAATAAAGTAATTAATGAATGAAATTTATGTAGTTTGTTAGTTTGGTAAACTGCATTATTTCATCAATTTCCAAAATGTAACGATGTAGTTTACAATTAGTTACAAGGATAATAAATGAATGAATCCTGAGTATCAATCACTTACATCAATTTAGCTTCATAACTCCTTAAAAAGTGGTTAGTTGGTTTGTTTGCTATTTCAACAAAATTACATTAGTTAGTTTGGTACTTTTTCGATATTCCGAACAGGTGTTTTTAAGCCTTTTCTCGTTGATTTCGAAGGAGTTATTCTCAATCAACAATTCGAAAAGAGAAAGGTATTTTGGTGGCAGGAAAGCAAGAGTTTAATAGGTGTTTCGGCATTTGTTTGGGGATTTATTAATTTGGTTAGATATAATAAAAAGAATAACTTTGTGGTGAATTAAGTTTTATGATATGATTATAGGAACTGGAAAGATTAAGGAGCTGTTGAAGGCTAGGATGAGAAGATATCTCAATGGGTGTTATGTTATGAGTCACCCTGTGAGGTATAATGCTGAAGGATTGAATGACCTTGTGATAGCCTATAGAGATGCTCTGGGGAAAAGTGGTGTTATATCCTACAATGGGAGTATCTATGTGTATAATGGTAAGTATTACTCACCTCTTGGTGGTCGCACCGTACTTGTCGGTGTGCTGGATGACCTTCATACCGACTATAACATCTATGCCTCCTACTGGAGTAGACTGGATTATAATATCTATTCAAAGGTATCTGAACTCGAAATAGACCATAGCGAGATAAGCAAGAGCATGCTATGCTTCTCTAATGGGGTGGTGGACTTCCGTAAACCTGATAAGAACGGAAACTTCCGCCTTGAGAGACACTCGGAGAAATTCTATACATTCTTTATGTTACCTTATGACTACGATCCTAGAGCTAGAGGTCATAAGTTCTTCGACTTCCTGGAAAAGGTAGTCCCTGAAGAAGGAATGAGAAACAATCTACAGGAGATGTGCGGATGTATCTTCCTTGATAGAGAGGTGTACTCCATAGAGAAGATGGCTATCCTTTGGGGTAGCGGTGCAAACGGCAAAAGCACCTTCGCCGATATCCTATGCGGAGTTCTAGGTAGCGAGAATGTTAGCCACTTTGACCTTAAAGACCTAACCTTGAGCGGTGACAGAGAGAAGAACATAGCGTTTATGGATGGCAAGCTACTGAACTACTGTACGGAGATTAGCTCAAAGAGCGTTAATAACAATAATGTCAAAAGCATAATATCCAGAGAGCCTATTATGTGTAGACAGATGTATAAAGAGCCTAAAACAGCCTATAACCTACCTCTAATCTTCGGAAATGTCAACGACCTACCAATATTGACTAACTCCTATAGAGCATACGCCCGTAGACTCCATATATATCCATTTACTACTACTATACCACTAGAAGAGATGGATGTCACTCTCGCTAGCCGTATGAAAAGCGAATACGCAGGTATCTTCAACTGGATGATAGAAGGATTGGAGAGGTTTAAGGCAAACGACTACTACTTCTCTAAAAGCGATGTTATGGAAGAGGCTCTACGAGAGTTTATGAATGGTGCACTCGGTTCCTGTGAGCCTATAGACAAGTTCTTCGGTGCTATAGGTATGAGCCATATGCCTACCGACTATGATACCAAAGGTCGCTACTGTAGCCTATCCACTATCTTCGACATATACTACGACTGGTGTGAGGAACAGATGATGCCGGTGAAGGATATGCCGTACCTTATGAGGAAGATGGGAGAGATAGGATATGTGAAGATGAAAGGTGCATCATCTTCTTTACGGAATGTTTATTATAGAGTATATAGCGTAGATGAAAGGTTTAACGAAAGAGAAGAGATCAAGCTATCAGAAGCTGATTAAGAAACTTACCGACAGAGAGAGATACGCCCTTGATGCGTACTATATAAATAAAGGTGATGCCTTCGCCAAGAAGCTGTCCTTCGAGATGGCTGTCAGCTATGATGAGAGCTACTCTTGGGGAGAGAGCACATTCACCAGGAAGAGAGCTTCATTCTTTGATAGACCAGAGGTGAGGGCTTATCTGGATATCAAGGAAGATGATGAGAGGATAGCTAAACAAGCCTCTATCTCCAACACTCTGGAGGATATGGAGACTCAAGGCTTCGATGCTATCATCAATGAGCTTCAGAGAGACCGTATCGATGCGAAAAACAATGGCGATATGGATAACTACCTCAAACTAACACAGAGCCTTCTTGGCTATATGAAGAGTAGCAAGGAGGATATAGGAGAGGAGGAGAGGGTGCATTACTATGTCCCTATCGTATGTACCGACTCCTGTCCTCTATATGCCGAAGCACGGGCTAAACTGAAAGATACGGAGGAACTTGCACCTCCGCAGGAAAGACAACTAATAGAATAAGATATATGGGCATTTTTAAGAAGAAAGTTACTAAAGAGAGTAACATCAAAGGTTTCCACTATGGGAAAAGCAGACAGATTGATAACTTCATACTCCAAGAGGTCTTTGATGGAGAGATAGCCTTCATAGAGTTTAGAACGGTAAGCAATGACTTCTCCTTTAAGATAGATGTCTCAAAGGCTGTCTATGGCGTAGCAAGCGAGTATATCAACAATAATGATAAACAAAACTATAAGGAGTATCTATCCAGCGTTGCCAATATCGTATATGTGAACGCTACAAGGTTAATAACTCCTGAATATATAGAGGATGAGGTGAAACTTATAAAGAAAGATGTCGCTAGAGTGAAGAAGAAGATTGCCAATCAACAGAAAATGTCGGCTAAAGAACAGGAAAAAGCCGATAAGGAGGCTCTGGAAGATACAAAAGAGCTGTATAACGCTATAAATGGTACTAAAATTGAATAATCTCTTTGATGATAATGATATTTGTACTACTTTTGTAGTATCTTGATTGTTCCAGATTAGTTTTTTGGATTCATAATCGTAGATTTTAAAGGGTTGGGGATGTATTTCTACATCCCCTTTTTCTATTCTTCGTAGTCATCAAGATAGACTATCCCACATACACATCTCGGATGTGCTGGAAAGACCATGTCAGTAATGGGATGCGGCTCTGCACAAAGCTCATCACATAGAGGACAATGATAGTCGGAGTTTCTGAATCCCTGATAGTAGCGTACTCCACGCCTTCTCCATATCTCCTGTAGTGTCTTGTTCTGAACATCTATGCCGGTGTTCATCAAAAGGGGAGGTATGACCTTCTCTATAGAGTAGCTCATTCCCTGCTTTATAGGTAAATCAGTCTTGAACTTCGTGATGTCCCACTTGTGGGAAGCGATATACTCTATAGGTTCTTTGATAAATAATCCAAGATCGTAGGGATAACCACCATTCTCACGGAAGAACGCTATCTCTTTAGATAATACATCAGTATAAATCTCCGAAGCCTTCTTATAATCCTTGCTCAATATCAGTATCGGAAGAAGCCAAGAGAACTTATCCGTATCTTCCTCCTCCCTCTCTATACCACGAGAGAAACAATACTCCATATTCTCCTCTATAAGGCTGTTTAGGACACTGTTGAACTCGCTGATATATTTCTGTATATCTACATCTGGATTAGCCGAAATAGCATTTGAAATGGCTTCTATCATATTATCAAGATAGGTGTAGAAATAACTACACCTATCCACTATATGACTACCAATCTTTTTAAGCGTTTCCCTTGCCTTTGCTACCTCTTTGTTGTTTTGCTCCTGCCTTGTCATTGTTAACCACCTTTGGTTCAACTTTTGACTCTACCTTTACATCTACCTTTATAGGTGCTTTAGGCTCTTCTTTCTTATCTTCCTTGATGGAATAAAGCTCTACCAGTGTGTTGATAAGACCATACTCCATAGCTGGATCGAACAATACTGCGTAACCTTTTGATAAATCATCCTTACGCACTACGATATAGCACTCATCTTCGTTTTTCTTTACCAATGCGATGGCTTTGTCATCCATCTCCGATTGGTTGATAACTTTACCAAGTTCCTTGATGCCTACATACTCTAGGCATTTAACTAATGTCTTCTCTTTCATAAGATACTTTTTAATTGTGATTCTTCTTGTTGTTTGGCTCTCTCAACTTCCTGTTGAATGATGTTGTATTCATCGGAAGCGTTGAAAGGTATGTTTGACGAGCCGGTCTCAATACTTGTAAGACCACTATTCTTCGCCATACATACATTGTTTATTATCTCTTGCGTATTCTCGTGAACATAAGGTTCTATGTTACCTGTGATACGCATCTCTTCGAAATATGATAACTTCTCTAACTCTATCCCTATTCCATATTTAAATAACGAAACAACCTCGTCTAGGAACTTGTCCCAAAACTTCGCATCCACGATAGCATTATCCAAAGAAGGGGAGTAGATAAGTTTTATCGCTATGCCCGGAAGGTCTCCGCTTCGCACCTCTGGAGGAAGAACGGTGAATGAACCAAGCAAGATATTCTCTTTAAGGATTTTCAAGGTGGTATCCAATGCCGTAGATGCATTATCCCTAGTTAAGAACTTCGCATCAGCGTTGGAGTCAGTAGATACTATGGCGAAAGGCTTACCATCGGCAGCACCTTTAATCTCCGCATCTCCACCTTTTAAGAATAGAATGGCAGTAGCCAATACTTTGGAGTTATCACATAGCTGCGATACACATACCTCATATTGCTCAATAAGGCTCTGAACCAGCGACCAACAAGCACCCATATTATCCCTATTGGTAACGATAGGTACTCTGTTGAATCCGTGAGCTATAGGCTCTCCAACAGGAGCGTAATTCTCCAATCCGAACATCTTGAGTAGCTTATTTACTGCACCTTTAGCACCTGTAAGGTCTTGTTTGAATCGGTAGAAATAAACATCATCCCATACATCTACAAAATTGGTGAGAGCAGTACCTTCCTCATCGTAGTTCTTATACATTATCGCCTGTGCTATTGTCTTACCTGTGACAACATCCTTATAAGGCTTACAGATGATATAGTCATCAAGTAATGAGTAGGACTTCCATTTGAGAGTTTTCTTCCCATTCTCATCCTCAAAATAGAATCCCAATGCACAGTTTCCTGTGGCTTTAAGGCTTCTAACACACTCATAGAAAGCAACTTCCATATTCTTATCCAGCCACATCTGCTTAAAGTCTATAAGCAGCTGTTTGTCGCTGTCGCTAGGGGAGTTGTTTGAGTCTTTGAATTTGATTTTGTTACCGCATAGGTGGACTAGCTGTTGAACTAGTATCACCTTTTGAAAAGGTAATGCAACCCTAGATACCTTCCTCACTCTCCATCTCTTTTCCTTCCTTCCGTCAATCTCTATCTCATCTTCCTCCACTACATCTGGATACTCGATAACATCGTTAATCTTGTGACCAGATGTGTAAAGCTCTGTGAGAAACTTTGACTGTGGAAAGAACTCCCATACAGCATCGAAAGTCGCAGCAGTAGCAGAGCCATTAGTAGATAAGCCGAAAGATATATCTTTCATAGGGACTGCTCTACGGAATGGCTCAACGAGCAATAAGTTTCTTACATTTTTCTGTACTTCCATATTATAATAGTTTTAATAATCCTAACCCCTTGATACCCTGTCCGAACCTCTTGTTGATGACGAATATCCTCTGCATCGCAAGCATATCCCACTCATCAGGCGATTTTCTTCCACCAAGTACCTGTATCATCTCCCTCTTTGCTATATATTGATTTTTGTTTGAATCAGCTTTCTTTACTAAAATCCTCCTTTGGTATTCCAACTCCTCACGGAAGGTTTTACCATTGGGCATAACAGTATTGGCAGCCTCCTCGCTTATACTTATATTACCTTCCTTGATAGCCATAATGGTCTTATCAAAACACTCTGCCTTCAGGTTGTACCATATCTGTTTATCAGATGATGCAGAGTTATTGTTAAATGCAATAGCACCACCTATATCGCTATGGAATGGCTCTTTAAGGAACTGACCGACACCATCGGAGTCAAAAGCCAGGTTCCTCTCTTGTATATGGTATTTGACCAACACATTGCGGATAAGGGCTTCGGCAGTCATAGAGCCTACATTGCGATATACCTCCACCTTTTCTAGATGGGAACCATCGAAGATGCCTATCACAAGATTATCTTTTGATAACGCCACATCTACCACTGCGTATCTTACACCACTTCTCTGCTCTGGATTGGTAAATAGCTTCTCAAAGTCCTCTGCACTTATCTCGCAGTTACCATTGATACCTCCGCCTCCCCAGATACCTTGAAGGTCATTTATTGCTTGAATACCACCCTGCTGTGCAAGGTTTCCAAGATAGTTGGGATCATTCTTGATAAAGAGCTTGTTTTGGGCATATTCTCCTTCTATGAAACAGATGGAGTTAATCATATTCCTCCAAGACAATCCTGCCTCTATCGTGTTCTTATCAAGCAATAAGTCTATCTGGCTTTTAGCCTTTCTATATACCTCTTCCTTGCTATCTCCCCAGAAGATATCGTTAATGGTCTCTCCGTACTTATAGAAATATCTTTTTACGCCATTCCTATTAGCATTAATACGACCAGTATCTTTGTCTATATACCAAGACAATAACTTATATAACCAATGGCTCTCATCTTTCACTGGGTTACAAGTGCCAAGAAACTGATTACGGATACCTAAAGAGTTACGGTTTGATGCCAATAGGTCAAAGAATGTCTTTACGCCTATCTGTGGCAACTCATCAATCTCCATAAACGGAATCTCCACACCTCTAAACCTTCGTATAGTCTCATCTTCATTTTGAAGGTGTGTATATTGAACCTGAGAGCCATTGGGGAATTTCCAAGTGAAATCTGTCTCTCTAGGAGTGGCATAGTCACCATATACCGGCTTTGATGCTGCCCAAATACCTCTCGAAATATCTCCCTCTTCCTTTCTGAAGCCGACACATTTAAAATGGTTGTTGGATATGTATCTCATTGGTGCTAAAAGCATAATGGCTGTGTTATGTGTGACAGTAAAATCATTAGCCATATATAACCCATCAACAGAATCAACAGTGATGCATCTCCCATCTTTCTTACCTATATACTTATAAGACACAATCCTTCTACATACCTCGCTTACTCCTCCATTGAAAGGTTTGCATCTGTCAGCCTTTCTAGGCAGTCTGAATAATCTCTTTGTATCTTTTATCTTGATATATAACTCGTAACTATCCTTACACTCTATATATTCTCCATTTTTCTTATATCCAGCCTTTTTCTTCCTGATAGATACATTGCCGCCTAAAGACTCCAGGACAAACTTCATATCATAAGCCAACGCCTCGCTTGATGTGTTATAGTAACATTTGCCACTATCATCTATATATCCGTCTGTGTCCATAAGACCTTGCACCAAAGCGAACCTATCTTCTATGCTTGAATACTTGAAATACTCTGGTATGAATTTTTCGTGGCTGTATTTACCAATAAGACCGCACTTCTCCAATTCATCGTACAGTTGGCATTTATGGATGCGATAGTCGTACTCTCCAGATTTACTCATAGAGAAACGCTGGCTGAAATAGTCTAGGATGAAATCATCTGCTATTGATATTAACACAGTGTAAGGCTGTGTTATACACCCATCGCCTATGATACACCCAAGAATATAAGGATCTATATCTATCTTATCCTTAAATGGCTTTGTAAACTTAACCGGCTTACATAGAGGGACAACTAGATATTTCCTTGAGCCTCTATCATAGTGTTTTCCTTCCGACTGCTCATCAAGGAACTTCTTGATACGCTCAAATGGTAATACTCTCCAATCACTATCTAAATCAGTATTGTTATACTGTCTACTCTTGTGTATGTATCCCGTCTGCCTTACTTTCCATAAATGTTCAAGACCGCACTCTACTTTAGCACCATTATCAAAGGTTATCTCATAGAAATCGTGGTCTGGATGCTCGAATATCTGTGTTACCTGCTCCATACCTCCGGTACAAGGATTGGATAAGATGCTGCCTATTTTCAAGTCACCCATCTTTCTATATCCGAAAGGTGTAACTATCTGTGTTTCATTAGGATTAACTTTTCCAGCACCTCTTTTTCCTCCTATTACCAGGATATCTGCATCGTTACACATAACCTGCTCTTGGAACCCAGACTGCGGAATCCAGTTGTAGATAAAATCTCCACTCTTGAGAGACATATTCTTATCTCTCAATTCTTGAATACAATCATTTGAGATTACATTCATCCCATATTGCGAGAATATCTTATCGTATGTATAAGAACTATTTATCACAATGCAAAGTTAATTATTTTATATAAAGTAATCATTTAGATAAGAAAATTTAAATAACTATATAACAATAAATTAAAAATTATATAACTTTGCAACAGATGAAGATTATATCATACAAAGGCGGAATAGATATTGAACGATGCTTGGTATGTGAACATTGTGGTAAAAAACTGCCTATAGGGATAGATAATATACAGGGGATAGGGCAGATACGATGTTTCTGTAAGCATTGTAAAAAGATAACACTCTTTAGGATGGAGAGTTAGTTAAATAAATACATATAGTGCCTATGTGCCGATTTCGTAGACAATACGATTTCGGCATTTTTTTATTTAGGATAACCAGAGGGAAAAACCCTCATAATTAAATATTTATGGAAGAAAAAATCTACCAATTAGTTGTTGAGAAGTTAGGAAAAACCTCACTGTCTGAACGCACAATCAAATCAAAGGCTGCAAGAGCCTCAAAGAAAATTGAGTCAGAAGATGCTATCACAGATGATTTCATCACAGATATCGTAGATGACTTGAAAGACCTAGATGGCAATTACAACCACGATTTAGCAACAGCAAAGGCTGAACTTGAGAAGAGGTATCCTAAACCTAGCGTTAAGCCTACCGAACCAAGAGTTGAGCCAAGCCCTAAAGAGGATGAGTATTCAAAGAAGATTTCCGAACTGGAAGAGTGGAAAGCTAAACTGGAGAGGGAATTTGCAGAGAAGGCTCAAATTCAGAAGGAAGAGTCATATCGCAGAGATGTGAAAAACACATTGAAGGATAGTTGCAAAAATGAAGCAATACTCCGTCTTGCCACCCACGAGGTTGGTATAGACACAAACAAGAGTGTTGAAGATGTAGCTAAAGCAATCAGAGAAAGGTATGACAAAGAAATAGCGGCAGGAGTGCAGGCTGGGATTTTTCCGCAAGAGTCACTCAATGCTTCTATTACTCCACTTACTGAAACAGAGATTGCTGAAAGAGCTAAAGAAGAAAAGAAACTACTAACAAATTTTTAGACGATGGAAAAATTTTACAACTCATCATCAACAAAATCAGTAAAGGTTGGTGGCTCACTGCCATTCCTTATTGATCCTGTCAGATACCGTATTTACGGTGCTGAAGTAAAGAACACTCTCGCAGAGGGTGAGAAGATTCCAGCAGGTACTCCATTTGAGTATCACGCAAAGAATCATACTGCTAAATTCTTGAAAGTATGGAAAGTAAAATCAGCTACTGCTGATGCAGAAGCAGGTACTACTGAAATCGTACTTTATAGAAATCCTCTTACTCCTATCCTTAAAGATGGGATGAATGTTATGGTTGCCCCTTCAACAGTTTCTGGAACAGGTAAAGCTGTTGCCGTTTCTGGTCTTGAGGTAGACGATGACGAATACACATTCACAGTAACTACTGCTAATATCGACTCTGTAACTGCAAATGCTCTTTTGGTAGAAGCAGCAGCATCAGGAAGCGGTAAAGCAATGTACGCAATTCCAAATGTTATCTCTACAGAAGATATCGTAGCAGGTAATGTTTATACAATGGTAGATGTTCCTATGGGCTTTGTACACGCATATCTAAATATGTGTAATGTAATGCCTGACGCTGTAAAATCAAATCTTACAGAAGGTATGCAGATGGTATGGGAATATTTTAGTGAATCACATAGCTAATAGGAGGATTTAATATGTTTCCACAAGGTATATATTCAAACGCATTTTATGAGCTAATCAATAACGCATTGATGGCTAAAGGCTATTCAAAAGGTCTTGAGGATTTCATCAGTATCAATCCTAAATATTGGTTTGATGAGGAAGGTTGGAAATCAATCTACAAACTATCCGATTTTGAAAACCCAACACGCACATTTGAGCAAAGAATCGGTGACCAATATGTTCCAGTAATGGCAACTTATTTGTCAGACGATGCTGAAACTCCACTATTGACTAACGAAGGTTTCGAGAAACAAACTGGTGACATTCCTCGTATGGGACAAGGTATGAATTTCTCTACTAAATCATACGAAGATGCTCGTAAGTTCTCTCGCACAGTTGGTGAATTGAATGATAGAGTTTACAAAGCTCTTGTACTAGACACTCAAAAACTTATCAAGACAGTACACGCACAGCGTACTTTCACTGGTTATCAAATTGAGTCAACAGGTGTTTACACATCTACTAAAGTAAACAATAATGGTGGTATTGAGAACCTTAAAATTGATACACATCCAGTAGCAGCTAACACAAAGAAATGTGGTGGTTTCTGGTACGGTGGTCATCAGAAAGGTACAAAGAACGCTTGGAGTTCTTCAAGTGCTTCTCCTATCGGTGACTTGAAAGATATGTTCAATTACGCTATCAAGAATCACATTCTTTCAGCAGATCCTAACGCCAATGTATTCCGTATGTCAGAGAGTGCTTACAACACACTTAAAGACCACGCAGATACAAAGACTAAAGTTGCTATGTGGAAGAGTGGTCTTTTGATTGATAACTCTAATATCCAATATTACGAGGTATCTGATGAGGATTTGAGAGGTTATCTTGCATCACAGAGCCTTCCAAAAGTTGAGAAGGTTTCTTATTATGGTTTCAACAAATATGTTTCTGACGGTAAAATCCTTACTCAAGAAATATCTGCTTTCGATGCCAACACAGTTATCCTTCGTTATGCAGGTCTATTTGGCGAAATGCAGTGGTGTAAAGTAACTAACCTATTCGAGACTAGTGATGCTCCTATCTACTATTCAGAAGGTGGTGCTATCGCAGTTCAGCAGGAAACATCAAAGAAAGGTGTACGCTATTCTGCTGAATCACTTTGTGCTCCTATTCCTTACGCAACACAAAGAGTCTTGAGACTTAAAATCAACGAAGCTGCCGACTAATCCTAATCCTTATTGCTATGACTATATCAGAATACCTGAAAGGAAAAGTTGCTATCACAGTTAGTGATGAGTTGTTGAATACTATTCTGTTTGACAGAAATATTCCAGAGGGGAATATCAGTGTTCAGCAAATACAGAAGAGATTGCTTGACCTATGTTCAGCAGACCTGTTTAAGGCTGTATCACTCTCTCCTGCGACTAGATTCTCAAAGTCTGATGCAGATGGTAACTGGTCACACTCCGAGGGTGGTTGGAGATTGACAAGTGCAGAGAAAAAGATGTACTTGGCAAGTGCCAATAGGATATACAAGCAATACGGAGAGGAAGAGGTAGTGGTAAATACGAATAATGTAATAAAGATAACGAAACTATGACAAACGATAGATTCCCTCATCGTGTCATCATCACTCGCTTGGAAGGAGGTTCTGCATTTGCGGAACCTACCTCTCAAGTGATATATGATGGTAAATGTAGAAACTATCGCACAACCGCATCGAATACAAACCTAAAGAACGATGTATTAGTAGGTGCATATACTTTAGCTATTCCGTCATTGAGTTTTGAAATAAAGGCTGGGGACAATCTCCTTATCACTGATAGAGTAAGAACGCTTGAGGGAGTAGTGAAGGATAGCCAACAGACAAATCTTGGGTTAAATGTTTGGTGGGACTTTATAGATAACTAGTATGGGTGTAGCTATTGATTTGAACAAGAAAGGTTGGCAGAAGCTCTTCAGAAAGACCAATCTAGACCATCTGGATAAACGGTCTGTTGGGGCATTGACAACTCTTGGACAGGAAGCAGTAGCATTAGCAGATCACAACAGAGAGTTTACCCAATGGACTGGTAATACAGTATCTTCTTATATGAGTGGAATATATAACAATGGTAAGGTTGTGAATATACTTTCAGACCTTCCTAATATAATCCATAAAAAGATAGAAAAGGGAGAGAGTGTATTTCTTCCTCATCCTGTAGAAGGTAGTCCACGAGAGTATGTAGGCAAGGTGGATACCACCACTGATTATGGTACAGAATTATCCGAGAGGACGATTGCTGAACATAAGCCGAAGAGTAGATATGAGATGCTTGTAACAACGGGTACTGAATACTCTGAATACTTGGAAAAGGTACAAGAGCTTGATGTTTTGACAAAGACATACGAAGATATTAAGCATAATAGTCCCAATGGGTTGAAAATATTAATGGCTGAAAATGAATAAAGGTAATTACGACATAAAGAAACTCTATCAAACACTTGATACTGTTTTTACTGAAGTATCTACTAATAGGTTTATTACCAATAGACCTCCACAAGTTGATGCCAAGATGGATAGTTTCGTTGTCATCTCTCTACCTACTAGGTTATACAATAATCTAGGATGTGGAGATGTTACAGCAAGGATATCACTATTTGCCAAAGACATAAAGAACGCTTATCCCAACACTCCAGTATTGGATACAATGTATACTACTGCAATAGGATGTTTCCCTTATACTGATGCAAGTTATCAGTTTCTAACACCTATAGCAATAGATGGTGGTGGCGATAAGTTAGGTTATCATATTTGGCATATACAATTTAGAATTTTAATCAAATAAACTATATCAATATGGCTGATATTACTATTTCTAAAACCGCTGAACAATACACAAAGAAGTTTCAGGGTTTCTCATCAGTAAGATGGGCAAGTAGACAAGCACAGATTAAAGACGCTTCTTCTTGGACAGAGTTCCCAACTCTTCAAGATAGCATCTCTTTCTCTGCTGCTGAACCTTCAATCACTGCAAGTAAAATCTATGGCAGACAAGCAAACTGGACACAGAGTGCTACTCCTGGAGAGATTGCTTTCTCACTAACAATCCCTGCATTGGATGACTCTCTTATCGAGCTAGGTTTCGCTAAAAAGACTATCGCAACTGGTCTTACCGAATCCGCTACTACATCAAGAGACGGACACGCAGGTTCTTGGGCTTTCTCTGGTATCGATATGACAATGAAGAATATCGAAGGAATGATTTGGCTTATCTCTGAAAGTGGTCACGATTCACTAGTAATCAAAAACTTTAGTGGTTACGCTCGTCTAGTTATGGAAAGTGGAAATCCTGTAGGTATCGCATTGAGCGGTCAGTTTGTTGCTCCTGTTGCTAACGATGCAGAGGGTGATGTACTTGTTGGTACATACACTGACTCGCAGTTGTAGTAGCATACTGAAGCAAAGTATTTCAAGGGGATGGGGTTTAAGTCCCATTCCCTTTTTTAATTAAAAGATGATGATGATATGATAACAAGAGAAGATGAACAAGTATTGAACGGGATATTGGAAGATGGGAATACCAATCTCCGTTTGGGAAAGAAGGTTAAGAAGATAAAGTGGGTACGAAACGGCACGCTACGCAAGATAACCAGTATAATGCTAAAAGATGGAGACAAGGAGTATGAGGACACCATTACTGCGAAGTTAGCTGCTGCATATTTGCTAAATGGATACTGGAAGATAAAGTTCTTCTGGTGGATAAAATGGAGACTGATGTGGGATAGATATTCCAATGCGGAGTTGAAAGAGCTTATCGAGGAATGTAAAAAAAAAGTTCAGCTCAAAGAGTATTACGAAATTATGATATCGCAGATAGGATTAAAAGATACTCTTCAAACGATGACGAGGAAGGAGGTGGAAGCTGTCCTCCACGCACAACAGTAGGCTCGTCAGGATTAGTGGCTGAAAAGTTCCCATTTCTCTTTACCCCTAGAAAATTCTTTTTTGGATTGATAGAGGTAAGACAATGGCTTTACGATTGGGGGTATTCTAAAGCGTTTATAGAGCTTATGTGTGTTGACACTACAATATATAAGTCAAGCAAAAGTAATGAGCCTAAAAAGGCTACAAAAGCTGATGCTGACGAAGCTGTCCGTAGGTTCAGAGAGAAACACAAAACCGATGATGGCTTCGTGAAGATTAATTTATCACAACTGAAACAAGATTAAAAATGGCTGATTTAGGTAACTTATTTTTCTCTCTTGGTATAAAGACCGAAGGTGCTGAAAGCTCCCTTGAGAAAGTCCAGAAATCCATAGAGGGTATAGTACAAGGTACAAAAAAGACTGAAACATCTTTTAAGGATGCTAATAAACAGGTAGAGCAGACAAAGAGGCTTCTTACTACGATTACATCGGAAGATAAGATGTGTGGTGCTAATCGTATTAGAAAATACTCCGAAGAGGTACGCAAAGTATTTGATGAGTTCTCAAAGCGTAATGCTAATTATTCTAACTGGCTGAACATCCCGGAAGCCAATGAAGAGTTGGCGAAGATGAATAACTATTACAGAGAGCTAGAGGCAGAACAAAGAAGGATAGCAGAAGAGGCTAATAGGATTCCAGAGTCTATCCGTAGATCGCAGGAGGCAGCAGAGAGATATGCTAATGTAGCTAAAGGTATTCCAAATATCTTCCTACGGGCTGGAGGAAGCAATCCGGAAGAGATACTTAACTCTGGTAGGATAGAGGCATATAACCGTGCTTTAAATGCCCAAAACACCACTTGGGGAAGCATTTTGAGTAAGGTTAAGAGTTATGTCTTTATGCTTACAGGTGGCAATATCATCAATTCCCTTATCAGGATAACTGGAGAGTTTGAGTACCAGAGGACTGCCTTGCAGAATATTATCCAGGATGCTACTAAAGCAAATCAAATCTTTGCAGAGTTGAAAAACTTGGCTCTTGAGTCTCCTTTCCGTATGACGGAGTTGGTAACATTTACCAAACAATTATCAGCCTTTTCTATACCGAAGAATGAGTTATATGATACAGTTAAGATGCTTGGTGATATATCCACCGGTCTTGGTGTGTCTATGGATAGGTTAATCTTGGCTTATGGTCAGATTAGGTCTGCCTCTTTCCTTCGTGGACAGGAGGTTAGACAGCTTACTGAAGCTGGATTGCCAATTTTGGATGAGTTGGCAAAACAATTTAAAAATGTAGAAGGTAGTGCCATTTCGGCTGGAGAGGTATTCGAGAAAATATCTCGCAGACAGGTATCTTTCTCAATGGTGGAGGAAGTATTCAAGAATTTGACAAAAGAAGGCGGTAAGTTCTATGAGATGCAGCAGAAGCAGACCGACACCCTTAAAGGTCAAGTATTGAAGTTAAAAGACACTTGGGAGCTTACTTTGGCTGATGTAGGAGAGAGGAACAATGGAATGATAAAAGGAGTTATTTCTCTATTATCTAAAGCACTTGAAAATATCCAGAAGATAGGTGGCGGATTGGCAGGTATAGTAGTAGCATCACAAGCTATGAAGGTGTCTATGTCTTTATGGGTTACATTCTTTGCAAAGAGTGTTTCGGATACTGCCGTACTTAATGCCAATATAGTTAAGATGTCTGTAAATATCAAGAAGATGACGAATACGATAAAGGCTAATCCGTGGATTGCCATCGCATCAGCTATTCTTGGTATAATAACTTATATCCGTATCGCTACGGCTGAAACAAGAAATTTCCAGAAGGAATTAGATAAAATCAACAGTACGCATCTTAACACTGTTGAGAAGTCTATCAAAAACCTTGATGTATTAAGAAAGAATCTTGAGTCGGCTACTAAAGGTAGTGACAACTATCGTAATGCTATCAATGAGATAAATGATAAATATGGCGAATATCTTCCTAATCTTCTAAAAGAGTCCGATGCAGTACAGCAGTTAGCTAAAGATTATGATGCAGTTACTGCTGCTATTAGAAACAAGGAGAAGGCTAGAGCGATAGAGGACTTACAGACAAAGATAGACGAGAAGTACAATGGATATGTATCAAAGGCTAGCACAAATCAAAACATAGAGAGGATAAGTGGCGGTCTGTATGACAAGAACACTATCTATACTGTCTACCAGAAAGCCATTGACGATGTATCTGCTAAATTCAAAAAGACTACTGAAGAGATAAAGAGAAACTGGGAGGAGTCTGCCAAAGGAGGTAATCAAGAAATTTACAGGGCAATTATTACAAGTATATCAAATCAATTAGATACAAGATTTACAGAAGCATCTAAATTACAAAAAGATGTGAAGGGATATATAGATTACCTTGCCAACTACGAGAGGGATATGAATGAGGCTCTAAAGAAGGCTGATATTATCGGTGGCAACTATCAATCTGTAGAGCATTATAACGCAATCAAACGAGTAGAACAAGCGTATAAGGATGAGAAACAGGCGATAGCGGATATGGTATCAACCGGTGATAATGCCGAAGCATATCTCAAAGCTGAAATTAAATACTGGGAAGAGCTAATAAAAGTAGCCAATGAATTTGGAGATATAGACCTACTGAATAAGGCTAACGAGGCAAAAGCCAGATTAACGGCAGTAGGTAGCGAATTTGAGCAGATAATCAAACGATATAATGATAAACTAAACCTTAATTTCCAGTCTGGTATCAAATCTCTCAACGAATACTACACCGAATGGATTGACAGGTATGAGCAAGCACAAAAAGATTATAGCTGGGCACTACAACAAGGAAGGAAAGATGATGCAGTTGCTATTAAAAACGAAATAAACCTTCTTAACGAGCTATTTAAGGAACTTAAACTAGGTGAGGGTGGAAAAGATTTCACCGCAATATATAATGGCAATAAAGGGACGGAAAGTGCCAAAAAAGAGACAGAAGCACAGAAGGAGTTGTATGAGCAACTAAAGAGAAGGTATGATATTGTCAAGAAGTTGCAGAGTGCATACGAAACATTGAAAGCGGTATCTAGTCAAGATGCTATCAACAGTGTTTACGATGCTATCAATGCCAAAGCAGAGAATATCATAGATAATGAAACTATGGCTCTTATTAAGAGTGGTGATTTTGAAGCTGCATTGTTAAAAATAGCCGAAGCCGCAAAAGCAATCAACTCCGAAAAAGGAGATGGTCTTTTTAATGATATTATTGATGAAAATGCTATGATCCAATTTGACCAGATTGTTGATAAAGCAGAGAAGGCTGGCAAAGCATTGAAAGACCTACAAGAAAGATATGATAGTTTCATATCAGACCAGTTAGAATACGCCCCTGGAATGAAGGGTAAAATCTACAAAGTTCTCAATCAATACAATAAGGATATCAACGATGCTATGACTAGGCGTAACACGGGCATCGAGCAATCTCACGAGTTATTTAACGCTGGCGATATCAAGGGTTATGTTAAATGGATAGAAGAGGTTATGCGTATGTATAATGTGGAGTTGGAGAAGGCGAAGGAGAAAGCACAAGCAACTCTTACCGACCTAGCACAGACAGCATTTTCCGACTATAAGACGGATAGTGGCATAACTGAAAGGCTACAGAATCAAGCCAGAATGTCCTATAAGGAGTACACCGATTTGGCGGAAGCTATCCGTAACTCTAGCGACTCCACTATGCAGATGGTATTATCTGATGAGCAATTAGTAGAGAGTATGGCTCTAGCAGGTATATCTATCGATGATTTGATTAAGAAGGTGAAGGAATTAGCCAATGCGGAGGCTGATGCGTTAGAGGATAAAGGTAAGGTTAGACTCTTTAAAAATATCAGCAAGGCTGCCGACATTACAGCCGATGCACTATCTAAACTTTCTAATGCATTTGCTGATATAGGCAATAATGATGTTGTCAATGCTCTTAATAAGGTACAATACGGAATAGAAGCTATTGGCACTTACGCATCTATCGCTGCTAAAGTAGCAGAAGAGGATATCGCTGGTGCTGTTGCAGAAGGAGTATCTTTTATAATGGCATCTATTACAAAGCTCATTAAGAAGCAATATAATTTCAGAAGTGCCGTAGAAGATACAAAAAGGGCTATCAAAGAGATGAAAGAGGCATATAAGGATGACTCTTTTAATAGCATCTTTGGAGAAGACTCTCTTGGTAGATTAGACTATTATATCAAGAGGATTAAGGAACTTAATAAAGAGATGTATAGTATCAGGAATGGCAAGATATTCCAAGAGGTATCTTATAACGATCTGCTAAAATCTTTTGTTATAGGACAAGGCAAGTATAAGATAAACATCTCCGACTTTATCGATTGGGACATACCTATCGCACAGCAGATAAAAGCTATCCTTGATGACGATAAGTTTAATCTAACAGACTATCAAGAAAAGGTCTTAAAGAACATTTATGAATACTACACAGCATTAGAATCGGCTACTGATAGTATCACCGACTATATGACGGATAAGTTCTCGCAGGTAGGTGATAACCTTGCAGAGTCGCTTATGGAGGCATTTCAGAACGGAGAGGATTTTGCTGAATCTTTCGAATCCTCTATGAGTGATATATCACAAAGTATCATTAAAGATATCTTAAAGGCTGCGTATATCACACCTTCTTTACAAACTGCAATAGAGAAGATTAATGCACTACAGGCTAGAGATACTAACGCCAGTGTGGAAGATTACCTTATGGAAGTTATGAATATTGCTCGTAATGCAATCGGAGAGATAGCTGATAACGAGGAAGGCATTAGAGAGTTCCTAGAGTCTATGCAAGAGTATCTTGGAGACACTACCTCAAGTGGTGGATTAAGTTCCGACATAAAAGGTATAACCGAAGATACTGCACAGCTATTGGCATCTTACATAAATGGTATCAGAGCAGATGTTTCGGTACAGAGAGAGGCTATTATAAGCTCTATCGTACCTTCTATTGAGAATATCAACTACATCATCAATCTTGGGTTAAGCGAGGTAAGGGCTATTAATGAAAATACCTTACGGAGTGCCAATAATACTGAAACTATTAAAGGTTTATTATCGCTTGCACAAGGTTCTAATGGTGCTATCAAAGTTGATATTGTAAATTAATCTAAAGAAATACTTTAGATAAGAATATTTAATAATTTAATTTACTTATCTTTGCAATATGAGTATAAACGGTTATAGAATACTTTTCAAGAGAGTAGGAGACCAGAGTGCGATAGACTCTTATGCTACTTATAATGTAGTGCTAGAGGATATGCCAGATATCCCACTTGAACCGAAAAATATATTTACTCAAGACTGGTATGACCAGGACGGAAACGATGTTTATATCCCTGCAACACTCAAATACAAAGCTGCCGAATGTAAGTTTAAGTTCATCGCTAAAAACGATGGGAACACATCGGTAAAGAGTGTGTATAATAGTTTTGTAAACTACCTAGAGGGAAAGATGTTTTCTTTCTACTGCGAGTACAATACTATTGGAAAACAGAATGTTAGACTAGTAAAGAAGCCAGAGGAGGCAGAGTATTTCAAGAATGTTAAGAGAGTGTTGAACAATGGCTCTTTTACAGATGTAACAGAAGAGGTACTTAAATTCTCTCTTGTATTTGAGATAAATGATACTAAAACCGACATAACACTATCTCTATAATTATGGTTACTATCTACGATAAGAATGGAACGCAGAGAACAACTGCAAGAGTTCTGAAGAGAGAAGGCACATTCTTGAATGTGGCTACAGTAACCGTGACAATCCAATCTCCAACAGTGATTAACTTCGCAGTTGGAGATTATCTCGTATATAACGGATTGAGATATGAGGTATTTACTCCTGCTAAACCTAAAAAGATAGCATCATCTGGATCGTACGGAAATGCCTTTGAGTATAATCAGGTATTCAAACTAGTGACAGAATACTTGAAGATATGTACTTTCCGTGACATCGTACCTAGCGACAATCTTATACATTTCACCACGCTTCCTACTATCAGTGTTTTCACTGATGTTTATGGCATTGCCAGCAGGATTAAGGCAAACCTTGATACCTTCTATGGCTCTGGCGTATGGAATGTACGAGTTATCAATGCCACAGGAGATTTAGATACTCTATTACATACGGAGAAGAACTTCTCTATCAGCGATGGCAGTTGCCTTGATGCACTAAACCAAATCTACGACCAGTGGAAAGGTATTGGTTGGATTTACGCAGTAGAGAACAATGTAAACACCATTGTCATTGGCAGACCAAACATACAGGATAGTGGCAATACCACTAGCACCTTTGCTTATGGCTTGGGTAACGGACTTCGTGCTATTACACAATCGGTAAGCGAGAAAGATGAGTTAGCTACTAGAATATACGCTTACGGCTCTGACCGAAATATGATGTCTAGGTACTACAACAAGATTTCTCCTTCCATCTATGCAAGCGAGTCAGTATATATCCCTAACCTTATGATACCAGTATCATATTGGGGAACAACATCTGGGAGCCGTGATGCAAGGAAGGCTTATATAGAGGATGCTTCTGCTATATCTACATACGGATTAAGACCAAAGACTATCATCTTTGATGGCAGTGGTGACTATGAGGAGATTTATCCATCTATCGAAGGTGTCACTGCGAAGAATATCCGTGATGCAGTTCCTGCTGGTACACAATATAGACCTTCATCTGCCTATGCAGACTCTGCTAGGATGGACGAGGTTAAGAATGGCTCTTCTATTGCCGATAATGGTATTGTAGATGACGATAGTAAGAAATATATACAGACATTAAATCTTGATGTAAATAGCGATGTAACGACCATTCACGGCTTCGCTAAACAAGATGTAGTCAATAGACCTTATGTGACCATATCACAGAGTGGTACGGCAGTATCTGGAAGGGCGAAGGCTACGGTGAATATAGCCGGCTCTATTGATACCGAAGCACAGGTTATCTCTGGCACAATGAAGCTCGGAGTATTCATTGGTAGTACACTCGTAGTGGTCAAAGAGACACCTTTGGTACAGAGTGGCGGTTACTTGGTTTATGAATTTGAGGACTTCTATTTCAACTGTATTGGAGGTAGTTTGAGCTTCGCTTTAGCTGCCGACTTTGAATGTCAGAGTGATGAGGATTACATCATAACAATAAATGTAAGTTCAGGAGGTGTCAAGTTAGAGATTGCTCAAACCATCTCTGATGTCTTTACCATCAAGGTTAAACAGATAGGTTTCGATATATCTAAACAAGAGACATCTTTAAGTGACGGATATGCCACTATCAGTATGAAGAGTGGTATGTGTGGTGGTAGAGAGTTTACTGTAAAGAAAACACAATATAACGAGCTTACTGATGACTGGACTCTTACTTTAGCCCGTCAGAGGGATGACTCTTTAGGTCAGTATTTCCCTAACTCCTCTTTCCAAGTTGCATCGGGAGATAGGTTTGTCATCCTCGATATGATGATGCCTAGCCTTTATGTAGATTATGCATCAGCAAGGTTATATGACAGGGCATCGGAGGTATTAAACTCTTTGAAATCTCCGAAGATGACTTATGCCCCAGAGATTGATGCGAAGGTACTTGCAGAGACTCCAGAGATAATAATGGAGGGTATGTATATGCCTATCGTAGATGCTGACTTGATAGGGCAGAGTGCGGAATATATCCTCATAGATTCTGTTACTATATCAGAAGGCGAGAGTGCCATTCCTACATACAATGTCACTTTGAAGAATGAGAAGGCTGAATCCTTCTATTCAAAGATTACCAAGCAAAGTAAGGAGAATGATAGAGTAATCAAGCAATGGCAACAAGAGGATAAGAGAGAAGATGCGAAGAACGCAGTGGATGAGGATTTAGAGCCTATTATCCCTGCCGTAGTGATAGATGCACCTAATACGATGTTCTATTACTCTGACGATGGAGAAACTACTGATGTTGTCACTCTTACTGCTATCACTCAAGGAATAGACAGTCCTTCTTACCAATGGTACTATATGGGTGAGGAAGGATGGGTAGCACTTGATGGTGCTACAAGACAAGGATACTCCGTTGATCCAGACAGCGAGGTTTACTTCCAAGATGGAGAGACTGTGGAGGACTTCCGAGTATTGGTAAACAGCACCTATGAGAGTAGAGTACAGGTAATAAAGGTTACTTCAGGTATCTCTATTTCACTAAACAATCCTGCACATATCTTCCCTGCTGGGGAGACTACTGCTCTTGCATCTACTGATACTGTCAATGTCCTAGCCTTTAATGGTACTAATAGGATTGTCGCTACCGTAGGTACTATCACTGGGCAGATTGCAGGAGAGATTACTGCATCGGTAAGTGGGAATGAGACCGCCAATCCAATCATTACTATTAGTGTTACTACATTGCTTGATACCCCTAGTGGAACTCTTACAATACCCGTTACAGCAGGTGGTGTAACAATAGACCTTACCTACTCTTGGGCATTGGCATTGAAAGGTACACAAGGCAGTCCGGGTGGTCAGGGAGAACCTGGCGATGATGGAAATTCTACGGCAGTAGTGATGATTTATCAAAGGAACTCATCAACCCCTGCTACTCCTAGTGGTGGGCAGACATATACATTCTCTACTGGATTATTAAACCCAGTCCCTTCCGAGTGGTATCAAATACCTCCAGCAGGTAGTAATGCGTTATATATGTGTCAAGGATATGCTATATCAGACACCAATACTGCGACAATTGAATCTTGGAGTACACCTGTCAAGTTCGTAGAGAATGGTCAAGAAGGCGGTGCTGGTAAGGTAATGAGAGGTCCTACCAACTGGGTTAGTGGATTCTCATATCAAGGACTTGAGGATACCGGTGCAAATGCAAAGTTTGTAGATTTCGTATTCTATAATAACGATGCAACTAAAATGTACTATTGCAAGACTGGTCACACATCTTCTAGTCAGGAATTACCTCCGTCATCTAATAAATGGGTAGAAGCAACAGTACAGGAGTTTGTAGCGACAAAGGTGCTTTATTCTGCTCTTGCTTATGTTGAGAATCTAGGAGTCAATGTACTGAAGATTGTCAAGGCAGGAACGGTGTTTGGTGGGTTTATGCCACAGAATACTGCTAATGAGGATAATGGTAATTATATCCTTTGGGCTGGAGGTGCTACTCCTAGCACAGCACCATTTAGGGTTGATAAAGATGGCAAGGTTAATGCAACCGATCTGAACATCACCGGAGGTTCCATCAATGTAAACAATGCCTTCACGGTCTCTTTAGCAGGTGCTATGATTGCATCGGGTGCTACGGTAAATGGAAATATCACTGCGAGTGGAACTGCTACTACTTATCAAAGTGAAAATTATGCAATGTATGTTTCTAATAATGGAATATACAACGCATCAAAAACATTGTTAAGTGATGAGAACCAATTCAACTCATCAATCCTTACACATAAACATTCTGGACTATACGCTTCGGCTACTCAAAAATCAACAAGTAATTATAGTGCAGTAAATGTAGAGTGGGGAGGAGTGCAGTTGTCATCTACTGACGAGGTGAATGATAAGTTTGTCCAACTTTCCATCACTCCTAATGGGGCATCATTAACAAGGGACGGCTCTAGTGAACCTATCACAACGGGTATTAGACATATAGTACAAGAGTCTGGCACTCACACCGGCACAGACTCCAACACATTATACATAGTTACGGACTAATGGGATTATATATAGGAAATAGCGAGATAATCGACTGCTACATTGGTAGCACACAAGCCAAGGAGGCGTGGATAGGCAGTACGCAAGTCTACCCTGCATCTTTGTCGTATGTTATCCAATCTATCAACCTATATTACTCTACATCGTCACAGATATTGGCTAACGCATCGAACTACGCCTATGCACTTGGTACTGTGAATGTATATCGTGGCTCACAACTAGTAAGAACGATAACTAATGCACCTCTTACTCCGTATGCATTATCGGATACAACACATTTCTACGCTGACGGAAACTATGTGAAAGGATACCATCTACACACTACACCTGTATCTTCAAGTTACAGCACATCTGCATCGTGGGTATATAGCACATCTAGTGCAGTAAGCAGCAATAGCATTACACAGCAGACGAATATATCTTCTCCTACGGTAACATCAGCATATGTCTCTTGTGTCCCAGAGGAAGAAACAATAAATGTATTCGGAGGCTCAATTAAGTGTTACTTGGGTATCACTAGGACGATAACCTACACTTGGACTTCGGGTGATGAATCGCAAGGAACAGACCACGGAGGAGGAGCTTATGTTTATATCAATGGCAGTTATGTATCTTACATCACTCATAACAACTATATCAATGTATCCTTCTCCGAGAATCAGTCATTAAGCACCGTTACAAAGACTGTGAGAATGGCTTATGCTGGAGATGAGTCATACTACGACCAGGAGAGCATAGTGCAGAGTGCAGGATACTATACCTATGCTAAACCATCAATCTACACCTATGGTTGTAGCGATGTCCCTGCGAATGGTGGCACAAGCTACTTCTATGGATATGCATCGCAAACCTATGGTTGGAACAATAGGACATCGGGAGTAGGTACTCTTTACCCTTCTGTTTCTTGGTCTACATCATCATATAGTGGTAGCAATCTTGGTAAGAACAGGACGAGCAGAACTTTGCTTGGCTCATCTCAAGGCTCTTGTACCTCTCAAGGTATGTCGGCAGATAGGGTAACAGCTTATTGCTATCAAGAGGCTAATGAAAAGACCACCACATCCGAGATAGGAGATAAACAATATGGCACTCCTACGGTGACTGGTACAGATACAAGAAATCCTTCTACATCTATCTCTGCATCGTCATACACATCGTCAAGTTCTCCTTGCCCTGCGTATGGTGGTGATACTACATTGTCTTACTCTGCTAGCAGACAAGAGAGAGATATCATCTCTACCCCGTGGACTAGATATATCACTTATTACTACTCTTGGACTTCTGGTGCAAGCGAAACAAGTACAAGTGTATATGACACTGGTAGCGACACATCTTACGGAAGCTGGGCTACTGTTGCATATACTCCTACAATCAGCGGCTATGCCGATGGCTTCGATAGAGAAGGTACTGCCGTAAGCATCTATGATAGAATGACCGAGACAGGTAATGCAAGGAATGTAACATACACTGCAACCTTTGATGGTGCATCAAATAGTGTAACTATCTACCAGCAGGAGAACCAAGTTATCAATACATCTACTACTACCGAATATGAAGGTAGAAACCATATCTACTCATTTGCTAACGACAATTATGAGGTATGGGTTATTCCTACTGGAGACCATCTAAATCAGAGTGCTAGTGGATTTACCATCTCGCTGACAACATCTGCAAACCATACTTACCACGAGTATGATACATACGATAAATACTCACGCACAAAGACAACTTATACTTACACATCTCTTCATACAGAATATAGTTACTCTGCGTGGTCTTATGTTGGCAGACAAACTGACGAGACCGAAATGAGCATTGAAACCGACACAGTAGGAGTATCACAAGTTGGCTCTTGGTTTACTGCTACGACATCTTCTATTTCGGCAGGTGCTAATACATCGAGTGCAAGGTCTGGCTCTGTAACATACTACAATAGTGGTGATGCAAATGCAAGTTATACTACAAACATCTCTCAATTAGCAGGTTCTTACCTTAAACTATACGATCCTGACGGATACGAGATACCAGAAGGAAGATCTATATCACTATTGGCAACGGATTTATATATGATAAAGGTTAGCTCTAGTGCATCGTGGACTATGACTACGCCTACTTTGCCTACGACTATCACCATATCTCCTAAATCTGGAAATGCCGGCGATACGAATGTTACTTTAAGAACAAGGAACGCACCTAGTAGAAGCCTTACCTGCAATATACGGAATGGCTCTGACACAAGAGAGTTGGTTATAAATGTTAATATGTAAACAAACACTTAACACCATATAATTATGAATATATATCAAGGTGAACCAGTAGGTTTTACAATAAAAGTTAAGAACGATCAAGGACAATGGGAGTCCGACTTGAGCAATCTCCATTTGGAGGCTCTGATAAAAGACTCTTTATCGCAGACTATCACAACTTGGGACTCTGCTAAAGGAACTATCACTTATAGCACCGTTGTTATCAGTGGCTCAAATGTAGGACTTGCTACATTCACATTAAGCAGTGCAGAAACTGCTCAAATGTGTGGAAATTATGGTATAGAGGTCGCAAAGGTAATTAGTAATGGAAGGGCAATCGGAGTTGCGACAGATACTTTAAACATCAATCCTGCTAATATTAAAATGGGAGTATAACGATGGAATACATCTTAACCATAACTAACGAGGATTTAAACCTCACATCTAACGATGCACAACATCTCACCAATGTTGATTTGATATCATCAGTAGATGAGTTGGCTATCACCACTAGGGAGGATATCACTGCCGAAGAGGTGTCTATGCTTCTTCATAATGTTATGAAGGGTGATACCGGCAATGGTATTCAATCTATCGCTAAAACATCTACAACAGGTCTTATTGATACATATACTATCACATATACTGATGGTACAATAACAACCTATGATGTTACCAACGGCAACGGCATCCAATCCATTGTTAAGACATCTACTGTTGGATTAGTTGATACCTACACTATCACATTTACCAACGGCACAACAACGACATTCCAAATAACCAACAGTGAGAATGTAACGAAGGCTCTGATTGAGTCACTCTTAACAGGCAATATCACAAGCCACACTCACGACCAATATGCGGAGAGTGATGACTTGGCAGAGGTAGCAACAAGTGGCTCTTACGCTGATTTGAGTAATGTGCCGACCAAGACTTCCGACTTCACTAATGACGGTGATGGCACTAATCCTTTCCTTACACAGCACCAATCTCTATCAGCATACAGAACAAGTGCTGACCAAGATGTTATTGACAACACAAAGGTAGATAAGGTAGAAGGCAAAGGCTTATCAACTAACGATTACACCACAGAGGAGAAGACCAAACTTGCAGGGCTGGAGAACTATGACGATACAGAGTTGTCTGGTAGGGTAACAACCATTGAAGGTAAAGAAGCTGGCTGGGATGCAAAGTACAATAAGCCTAATGGCGGAATACCTTACAATGACCTTTCAAGTGGTGTAAAGGCTTCTTTGGATAAGGCTGACACTGCTATCCAGCAGCACCAATCTCTATCAGAGTATCGTAAGGCTTCAGCACAAGATGTTATTGACCTTGCAATCACTGATAGGTTAGATGATATAGAGGAACTGATACCTAACGAGGCAACAGAAAGCAATAAACTTGCTGACAAGAATTTCGTCAATTCAAGTATTGCCACTAATACGGCATACTTCAAGGGAACTCTTGATGCAACAACGGATTTGGGACTCACAAAACCAGCTTCTCACGCAGACATAGTCACTGCTCTTAATGCTCATACCTTCTCTCCTGTACCGACAAACAATGACTATTGCTTTGTTGTAAATAGTGATGAGGATAGTGATGTAATCTATGATAGGTTCAAATATGTTACTGGCAGTGGTTGGAGTTATGAGTATAGTCTTAACAACTCCTCTTTTACCGCTGCACAATGGGCATCTATCAATAGTGGCATCACAAGTGGTAAGGTAGGCAATTACGATGCACACCTTTCATCAACGAGCAATCCTCATAGTGTCACAAAGGCACAGGTTGGATTAGGTAATGTGCCAAACACTGACTTCACTTCAAGGGTAGAAGCATTGGAAGGCAAGACCAAGTTAAGTGACTTCACCGATGACTTGGGCAGTAGTCCTGTGCATACTCACAATCAATATCTGACCGAGCATCAGTCATTGGCTGATTACTCCACAACCCAGCAGATGAACACTGCTATTGCTAACCATCACGATAGCACGAAGCAGAATGTAATCAATGATAGCAACAAGTTACCTTATGCGTACATCAGTGATACTCCTACAATACCTGTTGTAGAAGAATACACAGCACAAGAGGTAGATACATTATGGGATTCAATTACAATATAAGACTATGGCAAGAATAATCAAGACAAATAACGGAATCGTGGTAGCGAATAATAAGGCTATCTCGGTCAAGAATTACCAATATGCCGATGGACAGATAGATGAGGCAGGACTCGCAGCTCTTGGTTGGGATGCAGAGTCTATCGGGGTATTGAGGGACAATGTTCCACACTATGAGTGGCAGGATAGCGAGTATCAAGTAAGTGCTGCGAACAAGGCTCTCTACGGGGTGGTCAATGATAGCAATATCAGCACCTACAAGACCAATGCAGATATGCGGTTCTGCCCAATGTTCGATACATCAGCGAGAACAACGATGACGGATATGTTCCGAAACGCAACCCAACTCATAGCAATCCCGAAATTCAACACCAGTAATATAACTCGAATTAATGCATTCCAAGGGTGCACCGAACTGCGTGTTGTGCCACTATTGGACACAAGCAATGTGACAACTTTCAACTCTGCGTTCATTAGGTGTAAGAAACTCACAACTGTTCCGCAGTTCAATACATCAAGGGTGACTAATTTCCAATACACATTCCAAGATTGTAATGCACTACGAATGTTCCCTCGGTGGGATTTTTCTGCTGCAACTAACATAAGCAATATGTTTATGTATTGCATGGCATTGGTATATGTATCGAGGATGAACACAAGAAATGTAACCGATTTTCAGGTTGTATTCAACGGATGTACCTCCCTGCGTCAAGTAGAGGAGATAGATATGACATCTGCGACAATTGCACTTAATATGTTCTTGGGCTGTACTTACTTGACTGATTTGCGGATTAAAGACGGAACACCACTTAATGTGACCTTATCATTAAGTTATGCCAACATTCTCTCCTATGAGAGTATCATATCAGTATTGACGGCGGCATCCAACACTACCAACTCTAATGCCAAGACACTCACATTCAGTCGCACTCTCACTGTCAGTCAATCACAAAAGGATGCTCTTGATGCCTTGATTGCTTCCTGCGGAGCGAAAGGATGGACTATTAGTGGATTATCATATTCAGTTTAACAATAAAAAAAATAATTATGGAACTACACAAAGAATTTGACCAGAATCTCAATATGTGGAGGATATGGGTGGATGAAGGATATTGGATTACCACCTATACTGACGGAACGCCTATCGCAGAGTATGTGGATTACAAGAATGCATTCTGTCCCCAGAACACCGACTTCACGAACCATCGTGTAATCACCGATGCGATGCACAATCAGTATGAGATGTGTCAGCGTACGCAGAATGAACCTTATGTACCGAGTGCATCAGTAGTCAATGGATATAGTGACGATACGGACTTGTTGCCATCAGAAGAAAATCTAATAATTAAAGGATAGTTATTATGAAGAAGATTGAAGCAAAGAATTATCGTGCCAAGATAGAACAGGCAAGTGCTTGGACAGACGATGCAGATGCATTGGAGATGGTTGAACTCTTCCCCAAGTGGTCAGTCGGTAGAGATGTCATCGTAGGTGAGAGGTTGCAGTACAACGGACTACTCTACAAGTGCGTACAGGCACACACCACACAAGCAGATTGGACTCCCGATGTAACTCCTGCTTTATGGGTTAGGGTATCGGTGGAGGAATATCCACAATGGGTTCAGCCGACAGGAGCAGCAGATGCTTATAATCAAGGTGACAAGGTATCTCACAATGACAAGCATTGGGTGTCAAGCATCAATGCTAATGTATGGGAGCCCGGGGTTTACGGATGGAATCAAGAATAGCCTATGAAAGCACTAACCACAACAGGATTAACCGAGTTAATCACGAAGATTAAGACCGCCCTTGCAGGGAAGGTTGATAAAGTCAATGGCAAGGGACTCTCCACCAATGACTATGATAACACCGAAAAAGGTAATGTGGCATTGAATACTGCTGCAAGACACTCACACTCCAACAAGGCAACTCTTGATGAAATTAGTTCCATAGAGGAAGGCGAGGAGATTGACATTGAGTCAGCAGACACCATCAGCATAGATTCCACTCCAACTGCATCATCTAACAATCTTGTGACAAGTGGTGGAGTAAAGGCTTATGTGGATGAACAAGGTGCAGCAGCAGCCAACTCCATAGACCTATCCTTGTATGATATCTATGGCAAGTTATGGGCAGGCAGGACAACCGCCAACTGCTATGTGGTGACAAGGGCAGGCAGATACAGATTCCCTCTTGTCTATGGTAACGCAATCAAGAAAGGTACTACCAATGCAGCATCCTACACCAACGGTGGTGGTCAGTATCAGGCAGCCTTTGTCAATTACAAGGGTGTGCAGATTACCTCTCCATACATTGAGGATGACACTCTCACTCAAGCGGTGGATGCGGAGTTGTGTCTTGCAGATGCAAACAACATCTTCACCAATGTAACCTTGCAGACCATATCGGGGCTGAAATATGTAGTCTTTGATGTGGCTTCAGTTCCTGTAACGGGGTGCAACGGCATCCTTGCAGTCAAGGATAGTAATGGAGATTATATGTGGTCTTGGCATATATGGGTATGGACTGATTCCCTAGAGACGGTCACTATAACCAATCATACGAATGTCAACTATGATATTATGCCAGTGAATCTTGCATCCACTTGGGGTAATTCCACGAAGGCACACATCAAGAATTGGTTTTATCAGTTTGGACGCAAAGACCCTATGTGTCCTCCTGCCGCCTACAACTCCAACACAAACGCAACCCTTTATGGCTCAAAGACATTTGGGGATACTGCTGCTGATACGGTGGCTGAAGCGATTAAGAGACCATATAATTTCTTCAAGCAGTACGATACTACATATTGTAATTGGAATCCGTTAACATACTTTTATAACTTCTGGGATGCAAGCCTTAATATAACAGGAGCATCAGATAACCTTGCAACCGCAGTCAAGACCATTTATGACCCTTGCCCTGCTGGATTCACCGTTCCCGTTGGACGCGCCTTCACTGGCTTTACGGCATCCGGCGGAAACACCTCCGAATCAGCAGACTTTGAGGTTGTTGGAAGCTTTGCCAATGGATGGTATTTCAAAGCAAACGAAGACGACCTTGTTGGTCAGTTCTTCCCGGCTTCGGGTCACCGCAATCGCGGGTCTGGTGGACTGAGCAATGTCGGCAGCAACGGCTACTATTGGTCTTCTGCCGCCTACAGTCAGACTTACGCGTACGGCCTGGACTTCGGTTCGGGCAACGTCTACGCGCAGGACTTCCACTGCCGTGCTGGCGGCTTCTCCGTTCGGCCAATCAGAGAATATTGGTATACAGAATAGAAAAAGATTATGAAAATTATACTATACACATACGGACTAACAAGACCAGAGAGCCTTGCAGTCATAACGAAAGATAAAGCTGAGGTTAGGTTTAATATCACGGAAGGTACTGAACCTTCCATTGACCCTCAAACCGAAGAA